GGTAGTTAGTTCGGAAATATCACCCTCGATGTTTGTCACCTTTGTGGTGATCGAGCTGACAGATTGCTCCAAAGAAGAAATACCCCCCTCTGTATTTGAAACACGGGTGGTAAGTCCGCTGACCGATGTTTCAAGCGAGGCGATGTCACCTTCAGCGTTGGTGACCTTCGTAGTAATACTGCTTACGCTCTGCTCGATAGAGGAAATATCTCCCTCGGCATTTGTCACACGGGTTTTTAAGCCGTTGACGGTGGTTGTGAGGGTGGAGATATTTCCTTCCGCAGAAGAAACACGGGTTGTAAGCCCGGATGCCGTTACCTCCAAAGAGGAAATATCCGTCTCGTTTGCCGTTACCCGAAGGGCGATGCTCGATGCGGTCTGTTCAAGCTCGGAGACATCGGTTTGGATGTCAAGGATGGTTTCTTGTGTGTTTCCAAGACCATCCTCAACTACCTCTACACGCTTTGTCACAGAGGAAACGGTGCTTGTGAGTCCATTGAGATTGGTTTCAAGATTGGCTTCTTTGGTCTCAATGGTTTTGATTGAGGTGCGAATGGTGTCCGTACCATTCTGTTCTTTCCAGGCAGAGCCGTTCCACACCATCGTTACGGGTGGATTTTTTGAGGTATCCACCCATAACTGACCACGGACAGGGTTTGCCGGTGCGGTGTTGGAAGGTTCCGCATCATACAGAGAGTGAATTGTAATTTGTGCTTGCGCCCGCATCGGCTGTGCCTCCTTTCGTTAGAGTGTTACAACGACCATAAAGGTTGCCTTGGTGGTAACGTCTGTGTTGGATACGGAGAGGGTTTTACCCGTTTTCGTTCCGCTTGTACCCCAAGAGGTGTCGATGGCACCGTCCTTGTTGTATTTAGTCCAGGTATAAGTGCCTTTACCTTCGGTATCGATTTCTGCACCCGCTTGGTAAACAACGGCCGTAAGGGTGGTTGAGCCTTGACCATTCTTAAAGACATCGCCACCCGTAGAGGTAATAACAACCTGAATGGGGTCGGAGTTGTCGATAAAGGTCGCAACGTCGGTGAAATTGCTGTTGTAGGTGTTGGATGCGGAGTCGGAGTCGGTTGCAATGCATTTGAAAACAGCATAGCTGTCAACGGCTGCCGCATAAATCGTAATGGTGGAAGTGGTCGTTCCCGTGTATTTGCCCGTGGTGTCTGTGAGCTTTCTCCAACCGGTGCCGAACTTAGCATCATAGCCTGTGGAGGAGGATGAGGTAACACTCGAATCCATAATCGCCCAAGCGTAGGTCACATTGGTGGTGTCTACGGTAGAGCCTCTCCAAAGCTCTGCCTTGGCAGTAAGAGTGGCAATTTCGCTGTTCTTAAAGACGTTACCACTCGGCGTAGTAACAAGCAAATCAACGATACCGCCGCCGTTTACCACGCGGGAGAAGGAGATGGTAAGAGGATGTGTGAGGGACAGACCCGTCGATGCGTCCTTGTAGGTGATAACGCAGCGGTAGTCAATGCCGGGCAGACCCGCCATTACATTGCCCTTGACGGTGAGAATATGGCTCTTCGTTCCGCTCAAAGCATAGTTGCCGGAAGAGGTAATTGCCGTGGTGGAACTACCGATGTACCACTTGACCGAAGTAACGGAAGCGGAGGTGATTTGGTCGGTGGTTGTACCGATGACATACAAACTCGGTGTCAAAACCAAGTTGGTCTTGCTCCAGTCGGGATTGTAGGTGTTGTTATCGGGATTGAACATCTGCGACTTTGCGAGGTTCGACCCGATATAACCCGTTAGGGTTAGCGCGTCATTGTAGTCAATAATTGTAAATTGACCTTGTGCTTTGCTCATAATAAAAATCTCCTTTATTTGAATTTACTCAACCGAGTAAGCTGAGCCTTGTGGTTGTGTCGATGAGGTCGCAGAAAAAAGTGGCGCGGACATCGACATCCTCGCCTGTAATTTCTATGGATTTCGTTCCTCCGTAGTGGGCATCGTTCCACAATTTGTCCGCTTCGGCATCATCCGATACACGAGTCCAAATGAACTGATTGTCATCCAGGGTGTCGGTGATATTTTCATCCCAAGAAAAGACGGTAGCGATAAGTGTTGTTTGGATATTGCCGTTCTTGAAGATGTTTCCGTTGGAAGAGGAAATCACAAGCCGATACATTTTCTGCTCGTTGATTTCATCAATGCGGATATTGGTGTCTTCTACCGATTCGGTCGTGGCATAGGCTTTGAGAACAACCTCACCCGTCTCCAAATTCCAATAGGACGAGCCGTCAATGGAAGAAAGCGTACCCGCTTTGATGATATTTGCAATCAGCGTACCCGAGGTGATAAAATCGGCAACGATAGCACCATCGGAGGTGATCGCCGTTTCATAGGGACCGTTGTAGCCATTTGAGGAAAAGCCAAGTCCGCCGACGTTCCAACGCCATATATTCACGGCATCTTCAATCGTGGGTGCGTCCATAACGAGAAGCTCGTAAGGCTGACCTGCATCATCCCCTCGAAGCACGACATAACCGCCACGCTGACCGGTTATAAGCTCGGTTGCGTTTTGAATCGCAGAAGCCATAAGGCTCGGTATACGGTCAATTTTAGCGGCGGTGTTTTCGATTGCTGCTTGCGTTTGGGAAACGGTGTCGGTAAGGCTTTGACGAACCGAGCCGAGGGTGATAGAGGTGTACTTTTCCGCAAGGGTGTCATATACCGTCTTTACCACCTTTGCCGTAGCAGAAACACCGAGCAGAGTATGCTTGATAGTTACTCTGTCGCAGAGAGATACACGCTCAAGGATGGCAGCATATTCCGGTTGCTTCCATAATGGCTCAAAGGATATGGTCAAGTTGGGCGTTTCCACCCCGAGAGGGTTATTTTCAAGATACTTCACAGCCTTGGCACGGAGAGCCTCTTCGGTGATTACCTCGTCCATTTCAAAGGAGTCGGTGAAATCCTTGATGAGGGTTTTCCTTTGCACCAGAGTGCTGTTTGAGATCGGCAGTATCTGTTCGGTAAGGGTGATGACGGTTTCGTTTTCGTTCTCATCGGTATAAACAGCAAAAGGCAACAAATCCGTATAAACATCGGAATTGTCGCTGTCTTCCTCAAGCTTTGTGAGGTTTTTGCCGTATTCGATAACAACGCCGCGATTCTCACCACGCCCTTGATGGTGGATGACCGAGTAGTTGTCCCATTCAAACTCGCCACCCCAAAGGCTGATAAGAGAGCCGGACTCACCGCCAAGCACCGCACGTATGCTCTTGGGTTTCGATACCGAGAATTCCTTTGAGGTAACGTAATCGGTGCGGAAGGTGAAGTTGTGGGGCGTGAGAGCGTTTGTAAAGACCCGTTCCATCGCAAGCTGCGGAGGAAGATTTGCACCTTCCCACGCAGGCGTTGCGATGGTAGTCAGATCGTAAGAGAGGTGCTGTGCGTACACCTTCACAATGCCGTTTATAGGCTTTGTAATGCGGTAAATGCGGAAGACCTGGTCTTTGGATGTATCGTTAGGTTTTGCCTTTACAAGACGTTCCTTGCGGATTTCGTTATAGAACTGACCCGAAATGGGATACTGAAAGGTGCATTCGTAGGTGCTGTTGCGTTCCTCGGTGACCTCGCAGGAGATAATATCCGAAAGAGCACCGATGCCAAAGGTTGAAAAGCTGGTCGCATTGGCTTTATAAAGAACCGGTATCATATCATCACCCACCTCGGCTTTATTTCAAGGCTTGTAATACCTCCGTCAAAGGTGATGGTATTCTTACCGGGAGCAAGGGTGGGAAAACCGTTACCGCTGACCGTGTCGTTCTTCAGCTCGGTGCCTTGGTAGAAGTTCATCAGCTCCGAGTCGCATTCGGTGTATCCGTCAAGGGTGCTGAACTCCCATATAGCGTTTCCCGCAGAGGACTGAATCGTAAGGTTACCAGTGCCTCTGCCGTTGACCTTGATGTAAGGCTTGGCGGTGAAGGGATAAGGGTTGGTCAGTACAAAGCCGGAGCTGCTATAAGTGGTAAGTGTCTGTCCCGAATACAGATAACGGAACGGCTGAACGCTGAAATTCACGGTGAACACGCCGATTTTATTCAGCTCGTCATCAATATCCAACTTGTTATTGAAGACCGCTTTGCGGAAAAATTCGGTGTCGTAGCTGTCCGATAACGTATGGTAGCGGTCAGGCTCGGTATAGAGCCAAGCCTTGATAGCCGTTACCTTGCTTGAAAGCTCGGAGATGCTCTTTGCGGGTACAAAGCAAGTATAGGAAACCGCCCCATTGGGGAATCGTCCGTTAGGGGTGATAAGGTCGCCGTCTCTGCTGGGGATTGATTGAAACTTCAAATCATATTTCGGTGCGGAGAAGATGTCCTTACTGCTGATGCGAATGCCCATATCAGCGGAGTTGATACCGTTATAAATAAAATAATTCACGCAAATACCACTCCTTTCCGTTTCGCAAACGCATCTGCGGTTACCATAATTTCGTTTGTAAGCGCGGAGATATCCTCGCTTGAATAGTTGTTAAAGTTTTCGATGACCAGGTGGATCGAGAAGCCACCGGGGGCTGTCGTTCCATCGGTTACGGCTCCGTGTGCATTGACGTTGATATCGCTCGGCAGCGTGGTTGACAGATCTGCGGAGAGGTCATCAAATACAGAGTTTAGGTCTTTTGCCATATGCGTAGCGGAGTCGATTGCCTCGCCTGCGGTTTCATCAATACCGCCAGCCAAGCCCTCCATCATCATATCTCCTATCCACGCCATCTTACGGGAGGGGGAGTGGATGCCAAAAAAGTCGCAGATGCCGTCCCAAAGGCTCGAAGCCCAGCCAGACACCTTATCCCAAATCCAAGAGGCAAGGCTCTGGATACCTTCCCACAGACCTCTTACAAGGTTTGCGCCAACGTCAACAAAGGAGCCGATGCCGTTGACTAATGCGTTCACCAAGGAGGTGATAATCTGTGGCATTGCCTTTACAAGCTCCCAAATAATCTGCGGAAGATTGGTTATGAGAGACATAAAGAGGTCAACACCGGCTTCGATGAACTTGTCGATGCTTCCGAGAAGTCCGTCAATG